GGACGCCGTAGGAACCGACTTCAGGGATGGGCAAACATACAACTGCATCACAGGCGGAGACGTCGATGCGCTTAGTTTCCTGAAAGTCGTACTCAGACAACAGGACCTGGAACACTGCCTATTTTCAACATGGTGCATGGGAGCCGAAGACATCCTGGCATTTGATGAATGGCTGGAGGCGGGAAGAATAAAGAAGCTCGACGCCTACATGGGTGAAATATTCCCAGGCAGCTACCGAGTAGAGTACCAGATGCTGAAGGAAACATTCGAAAAACACGACTGCGGGAGGATTGCCGTATTCAGAAACCACAGCAAAATATTTGCCGGAACAGGCAAGAAGTTTGCATTCGGGATCCAGACATCAGCAAACATCAACACCAACCCCAGGACAGAGAACGGATCAATAACCATAGGCAAGGACATTTATAAATTCTACAAGGAATACTTCGACGATATAAAAGGATTTGGAGAACTAAACACAAAAGGAAAATGAAACCAATAGAATTTAAAGAACAGAACATGGTCTACGCGAAGGACCAACCGGAATACCTCCCACTCCCGGTATTCAAGAACGAAAGCCCAGAGGGAGAGGCGATATCGTGCTGGCAGCTTACATGGAAAGAAAGGCTCCGCATATTCTGGACGGGAAAACTGTGGGTGAGCCTCCTCACATTTAACAAACCACTTACTCCTTCATTTTTTACCACCAAGAAATCGGACGTTTTAATCACAGAAAATGGAAAAGAAAAATGAGGCAGCATAACATATTTGGAGGAATTGACACCACACCAGAGGGGCGAACTGTCCGTGGGATCCCCAGGACCAACGATGGAGCCTACAGATCAAACCCAATGATCCAGGCCCACGGAACCAAACCAGGGAAGAAGTGCAAAACCTGCGACCAAATGAGCGACCTTATCAAAGCCACAGTAAAGGCAACCAACGAAAAGATTAACGTCTACCTATTGAACGACGGAGACTACTATGACTACGACAACATGAGCGAAAGACTACCACCCAGCGCCCCGAAGGCTAATAAAAAGAGATTCAAAAAAGAGGAATTAACATTAAGAAATTAAAAGCAAACCTAAAAAGGAGGGGAGACCAGACGCTAATAGCAGCTTAATGACGATTAGGTCCTGGTCCCCCCAGTTAGGGCAAAAAGAACGGATAAAATGACTGACAAAGCTGACACCATAAAAAAGAAAGCCGCCATGCTCCAGGCATTAGAGAAGACCCTGGGAGTGGTTACAACCGCCTGCCGGAATGTTGGAGTCAGCAGAGAAACCCACTACAAGTGGCTGAGAATAGACGAGAAATACCAAAAGGCCGTCGAGGACCTGAACGAAGTGGCGCTGGATTTTGGGGAGTCACAACTACACCAACTGATGAAGGACACCCAGCCGGCAGCCATAATTTTCTATCTGAAGACCAAAGGGAAAAAACGAGGATACATTGAACGACACGAATTTGAACATGGAGGCAGCATCACAATTAATACCCACGAAGGAGACAAGGACCTATAGGTCCAACCCCGGGCAAAACAGATTGAAGGAGATCCTGCGCCAGCCGGGAGCAACCAGGGTGCTGGCGGTAAGCGGAGCCAGATCCGGTAAGACATTCGAATTCGTTAGGTCCTTGATTGCCAGAGCCATCCACGCCCCCGATTCAAGGCACGTTATAATCCGCAAGCATTTTGGCCAGGTAAAAAAATTTGTCTGGCTAGACACGATGCCCAAAGTTCTGAGAATCTGTTACCCACAGATAGAACCATACCTGAAGCAGGACAAAAGCGACTACTACTGGCGATTCCCAAACGGCGCCGAAATTTGGATCGGAGGACTGGATGACAAGGACCGAGCCGACAAGATCCTCGGAGGGGAGTACAATACAATTTATTTCAACGAGGTAAGCGAGATTAGCCACACCTCCATAGTGACCGCCCTGACCAGGCTGGCCATGAAGACCTTCAAGAAAGACGGCAGGCCCCTAACGAACAAGGCATACTTCGACTGCAACCCACCCCACAAAACCCACTGGAGTTATAAAATGTTTTACGACCAGCAGGACCCCATCACCAACATAGCGATACCGAACCCGGAGCGACAAGCGGTGATTGAACTCCGGCCGGAAGACAACCTCGACAACCTACCCGAACAATACATCGAGGAACTGAAGAACTTAACCGGGAATGCCAGGCTGAGATTTTACGAGGGACTATACCAGGACGAAGCAGCCGGAGCGCTATGGAGCGAAAAGCTGATCAACAAAACCAGAGTATTAAAAGCCCCGGAGAAATTGAAGCGAATAGTAGTCAGCATTGACCCGGCAGTAACCAAGACTGAAACCGCAGACGAAACCGGAATCGTTATAGTTGGCGAGGACCACCACGGACATGGATACGTTCTGGAGGACCTATCTGGAATATTCAGCCCGAACGAATGGGCCAGACGAGCGGTAGCTGCTTACAACAAATGGGAGGCAGACAAGATAATCGCCGAAGTTAACCAAGGCGGAGATATGGTCCGAACGATACTAAAGGGATTGCAGGCCAATATAGCATACGCCTCCGTCCGGGCAACCAGAGGTAAGATCCTGAGAGCCGAGCCGATCAGCAGTTTGTACGAGGAAGGGATAGTCCACCATGTCGGCAGCTTTCCAGATTTGGAATACCAGATGGTAACCTACACCGGAGACAAGGACATATCCCCGGACCGACTTGACGCCGCCGTTCATGGCCTAACTTTTTTAATGACCAAAGGAGACACCTCCTGGGTGCTATAGGAATAAACCGCTATGACCAAAAAAATCGTTTATATTAGTAGAACCAAACACGAAACGAGATGAAAGCACTAAAGATATTACTCGCGATTTTAATAGTTTGTTCAGCATGTAGCGACGACCCGGAACCAATCGACGGAACCTACACGGCCACATTTAGACCAGAATTTCCGGGCACGCCCCCCAGCTGGGAGTACGACATCACCCTCCAAATTTTGACCATCGGTCAGGATTCGGTAAATTGCATAGCGGACGCTCGCCTAGACAAGGGCAGCACTATCAGCCAACTAGACTGGGAACAAAGCCAAGGACGGAGGACCAACCAGCACATGCTAATAGTATTCGGCACACTTGAATTTAATACACAAAACCTAGAACTGGACCACCAGAGCGGGATCCTATCCGGCGACTACTACCGCCAATATCAGGATGGCCCCACCACAGAAACGGTACGAATTGCAGATAATATTAAATTCGAAAAGGTGAAATGAACAAATTCCAAGAGTGGATACTGGGGAAGGACATGATGTCCCGGATCCAGAAGCTGGACCAAGTCGAGGATGCCGGCCATAAATTCCTTGACCTCGGAGCCAGGCAGCAATTATACAACGATCTGAACCGGGAGCTATACCGATACATGAATGCGGGCAGCCCCCACATGATCGACTCGACGGCCCAGAATTACATAAGCCAAGGGTACACCTACAACTCGCTAATTTATTCGATCATCAATTATATGATGACAACAGCATCGACGGTGAAATGGAAACTCGAAGAAAGGAAAGGCGACGAAATAGTGGAGGAAATATTTGATCACGAATTTCTAGATTTGTGGGCAGAGCCGAACAAAGACCAGACCACATCGGAATTCATCGAGGCAAATCTGCTCTACAAATACACCACCGGGAACGATTACATTTATGCGCCAAAACTAGAGAACGGAAAGAACCGAGGCAAAGTGGTATCGATGGAAGTCATGCCAGCCCACGAGGTGACCCCAATCTTTGGAAACGTTCTGGAGCCAGTCCGCGGATACCAACTACTGGGATCCATGTACGAAAGAGAGATGCCCGCCGAGGACGTAATCCACATCAAATACATTAACCCCGACGTTCGAAGCCAAAGCCCAGGAGTGGGATTATCACCCCTTAAAAGTTTGGTTGTGGTACTCACCCAAAACAACGATGCATGGAGAAGCCTGGCCTCCAGCTTCCAAAATGGCATACCCCCAGGATTTATAAGCCGCGACGGCAGCAGCATCGACTCGGACTTCACTATTGACCAGGCCGAGAAATTGGAAGAGCGACTGAGCGGAAGGCACGCCGGACCGCATAACCGAAACAAGATATCCGCGATCGGAGGGAACGCCAAGTGGAACCAGATAGGCCTCTCCCCTGTGGACATGAATATCCTGGAAAGCATCAAGGTGAGTTTTATCCAGGTTTGCAACGTTTTTAAATTCCCAGCCCCACTGCTGAACTACGACCAGAGCCTGACCTATAACAACTACACAGAATCCCAACGAATCCTGTGGACCAACACCCTGAAACAGGACCTGGAGATAATAGGCCAAAAAGTGACACGGCACAATTTAAGTGGCGGAGCCTACGGAGACAACCTGACCCTGAGGCCGGATTATTCTCAGGTTGAAGCATTGCAGGCAAACAAACAAGAACAGGCAGCCTGGCTGAGTTTGGCCTGGTGGATCAAGGCAAACAGGAAGCAAGAGATCATGGGCGAGGAAGTGGATCCAGAGATGGACAAGTATATGATTCCGGCCGGATTGATAGGCTCCGACGAGATGGCACTCCCGGATCAGGATGAGGTCACCAAGCAGCTGCTCCGATTAGGAATCCCCATGAACGGATCATGAAAGAGAAAAAGGAAGGCAACCCCAGGAAGAAAAAAAAGGAGGGAGATCCCAGGGAGGATAAGATATACCTGAGTGGCATTTTTAGCGACAACAACTACGAGGCCAGAATAAGGAGGAAGCGGCGCCCAAAAACAAAATGATTTCATGGCATCAATTTTTAGTAAGCCACGACCTGGAATCGCGGAAAGCGGCTCCAGTATTCAGGCGGGCCTTGATCCGCCACATGGAGAAGATGCTCATGGCATCCGAGCAAAATGGCTTTGAAAATACCATCCAAGTAATCCAGAGGATAGGAGGCGCCGACATAGACCAAGCATTCCAGGAGGTATATGTGGAAGCGGGACTGGGACTCGCATTTGATGAATACGACGACCTGACAGATAAGAAAAGACGACGCCGGAGATTCATCATCCGACCCGACGGAACCAAGGAAGAGATATGGGAGAAATGGGCAGTATCACTAAAGCACATCGCCCTGGACGAAACCATCCCAGCGAGAGGATCCATCATGACCACCAGCCAGGAATTATTCAAAGAGATAGTGGACCAGGGAGTACAAGCCGGCCAAACCGTCGATCAGATAGCAGCAGCGGTAAGAAAAAAATTTAAAACCGTAGTACACTGGAGATCGATAATGATAGCCAGGACTGAATCACTGAGCGCCATGAATTATGGCTCCCAGGTTGGCGCCGATGAGACCGGCTTCAGTTACGAGAAAACATGGCTCACATTCCTGGATGGCAGGGAACGCCAGGCCCATGCCGAAGCCAACAACCAAAAAGTACTACAGCATGCACACTTCAATGTTGGAGGCGAAGCAATGCTATTTCCAGGCGATCCAAGTGCGAGCGCCGGCAACCGAATTAACTGCCGATGCAGGGTGATTAGAGAAATAATTTGATGAAATGTAAAAAACAAACTAACTTTATAAGCGATGCTACTCTTTAAGAATACCGATCACAAGGTAATGGACGTTGACGAAGAGCACCGGAAAGTGCTGATTTATGTAAACGCCTTCAACAACCTGGACCACGATGGCGACATCACTGAGCCGGGAGCATTCAAGAAAACAATCGCCGAGCGAGGACCGAAATCCAACAAGCCCCAGATAAAACACCTTCGGGACCACTGGGATCTAATCGGCAAGCCGGAAGAAATGACCGAGGACCATAAAGGCCTCCTGGTTTTATCGGTTTTGAGTAACTCCACAAAGGGCAAGGACACGATCGAGGATTACAAGCTGAACCTCCTTGAACATTCGATAGGATACGAGGTAGTCCGCAAACGAACCGAGCCACACCCAGATGATGAAAGTCGGGAGATCACCTACTTGCAGGAACTGAAGCTGTGGGAATATTCATCCCTACCCTGGGGAGCCAATGATCAGACCCCCCTTGTAGAAATGAAAGGATGGACACTACCCGATCAGTTAAAACGACTGAGCGCGATGACGGACAAAATATCCAACGCCCTGAAGAGCGGAGATTACACCGACGAAAGGGCACACCAACTAGAATACCAATTACAAGTTTTGACAAAGTCGTATACAGACATTATTGAATCACTCCAGCCGGAAGTTCCACCGGAGCCGAATCAGGTCAAAAGCGACATAGAGGCAATTTTTACTAAACATAAATTCTGAAATGGAACAAGCCGAATTACAAAAATTTCTCGATGAGAAGCTGGCAGGAATGCAGGCCATCATAGAGGAAAAAGATAAGCACTTCGACGAGTTGATGCAGAAGGCCATAGCGGAAGCGGCAGAACACGCCGACGAGTCTGGCAAGAAAATCAGCGACGAATTGAAGGGAGCGGTCACCAAAGAGATGGAGGACCGAGAGACCTTGCAGAAGCAGGTCGACGAGATTGAAATCGCTACGAAGAAAATCAGCGAATTCGGTCAGCGTCAGGAAAAATCATTCTTGGAGAACATGATAGACGGACTGAGTGCGGATGAAGGATTCAAGAAATTCCAGGCGACCAAGAAAGGGAACTTTGTATACAGTTTAACCGACCAGGAGAAAAGTGGAGGTTCATTCTTTCCACACCTTCTGACCAAGGTGGCGGATACCATGACACCGGCATCCAACTTATCGGGCCAGGTTACTCCGGTACAAAGACTCCAGGGAGTTCAGTACGATCCCGACAGAGCGAACCACATCCGAGAGATCATGAATGTGATCCCGGTAGGAACTGACACCGTTTACTACTTCACCGAGACGATGGATACCAACGCTACCCAAGTCACCGCCCCAGGCGCAGACAAAGGTCAGAGCGAGGTAACTATCACCCAGGCGAGTAAGACGGTAACCAAAATCAGTACCTACTTGCAGCTTGCCGAAGAAATGCTGGAAGACATCCCAGGCATGACGGCATACCTGACGGTCCGCTTTACCAAGAAGTTGAAAGTGAAGGAAGACCAGCAGATTCTATACGGGACCGGCGCCAGCAACCAGCTTGCAGGAATCACCCCGGTAGCGACTGCCTATGATGGAGACGAGATCTCTATGGCTTCCGTTCAGCAAATCGATGTACTTCGAGCCGCCATAGCGCAAGCACGAGTGGCCGAATACTTCCCAACATACATCTTGTTACACCCCAATGATGTACGGGACATCGACCTGTTGAAGCAAGGAACCGAGTTCGGATATATCCACCTTGGAATATTTGGAGCACGCCCAACCATAGGTGGAGTGCCAATATTGGAGACCACAGCCATCACGGAAGGCGACTTCCTTACTGGCGACTTCGGTCTAGGCGCTACGCTCTGGGACAGGAAGACAGCACAAGTTAAATTTTCAGACCAGGATCAGGATAACTTCATTAAGAACGTTATCACCGTGGTATTTGAAGAAAGACTTTGCCAGACTGTTGAAAGGCCTGGTGCTTTTGTGTATGGTTCATTTGCGTCTGCTCTCGCTTGCGGAAGCGGCTAAAATGTGCGAAAATTGGAATGGGAGCCTTCGGGCTTCCTTCCTTTTTTTTATATTTTGTTAGGGATTTTTGACCATATAGTTTGCCTGAACCTGGAGATCCGGCCAGACCGGAAAGCCCAGGCGATCGCGGAGTTTAGGCTGGTCGGCCTGCAAAACGTTGAATTTTTTCCAGCCTTTCTTGCGGGATATTCGGGATTCAATAAATCCCAGCGGGCGATTTTTCAGAAGTACGAAGGCAGCCTATTTGTATTCGAGGACGATGTTAAATTCATAAACAACATCCACGATGTGGACAGGATCCTAGAGGAACTGCCGGCGGATTGGGATGTGGTATATTTGGGCGCCAACCTGAAGAGCAACATCAAGAGATACTCAGAAAACCTTTATTTTTTGAAGGACGCCTGGACCACCCACGCCATAGGATACTCGGAGAAGATGGTCCGATGGCTAAAAGAAAATTATGACGGGACCACGATCTACGACGAGTGGCTCCGAGTTTACGTCCAGCCAGAAAAGAAATGTTTTATCACCGCCCCCATGCTGGCAACCCAGCGCGACGGATTCTCTAATATCATGGGGCGCGATACCAGCTATAATTTAGAGGAAAGATGCCGACCCCGGTACGCGACATGAACAGCCTGAAAGACACCCACCACGGAGAGACAGCCTACATCATAGGCAAGGGACCAAGCCTGAAGAAGCTAACACCCTTCGATTTTGGCGCCGGATTTTTAATCGTTTTATATGAGGCATTATCGAAGATCCGCGAATTGAAACTACCGAACACGACCTACTCGATGCAGAAAGACGAGGTGCGAATAGAGCCAAGATGGGATGAGATTTTATTACTTCATTCCTGGGAATCGGCGAAGACCAAACACCCACACCAGCCCCAATACATCTGGAACAATAACGACCTCGGATTAGATGAAGGAAACATGAATGCGGGCTTCTCACTACAATCGGCAATCAGGATAGCGGAATTTTTCGGAGCCAAGGACATCACCCTTTATGGATTCGACGCCCACACCGGAGGGAGCATGGAAACAATGGGAGATCGAGACTTTGAGGATCACTACCGGAAGCAGATCCGCGGAATGCAGAATTTTGAAATTAACGTACCACACAGATATGGATCACATTTATAACGCCATCGCTGGCTGGTTTAATTTCGAGCAGCTATACACCCAGGCAGTAAGCGAGGCCCAGGATGGCTCAGTATTCGTTGAGATAGGCTGCTGGCTTGGGAAGAGCACCGGATTTATGGCAGTGGAAATTATAAACTCAGGGAAGAAAATAGAATTTTATGCCGTGGACTCCCACAACCAGGACGGAGGATCCATCGCCGACGACGCCTCCTACCAGGAATTTGTAAAAAACATGGCCCCGGTGAAGGATGCGGTAAACATCATCCGAAAGAAATCGACAGATTTCAGCCTACCATTTGCG